GGCGATTGGGCTCTCGAGACTCGCCCGCGTATTCTTACCTGAGGAGGTGTTTGATCATCTCGTCTGGGTTGGATATGCGGGTCCTGTTGAAAGGGCTGATTTCGTCCGCACTGCTCATGACGCTGCGAAGAGCGTTGGCGGTCACGTCACATTTGTTGCCAGGCTTTCTGATCAAGAAGATGGCGAGGATGATGAGTTGGCTTCGTCTCACTGCGTTTGCTGGAATCGTCGTTGCGACCATGCTGTCACTCCGCCGGACACCAGTTTCGAGGCACTTGAATGTGACGTTTTCCCACAGCCCGGAAGGGTTTGCTGGATGTACGGAGCACGATGGTGAAGTTCGAACCGTAGGTGCAGAGAGAGTGCCTTGCCGCAGGTGTGGAATTCTGCTAGAAGCCCGGGTCGAGGATGTCACGGAATACTGTTGGGAGACGGTAGTGACGTCTAGGACTGGCCTGGTTTCTGCGGAAGTCTTCAATGAGCTCATTGGGCCTGAACGTACGCCTTCCACGTTTAAGCTTGAAAACCTCCATTCGTTCCTCACAGAGCGCGTGGTTGCAGGAAGGGTTGCGGCAGCATTTGGATTGCTACGCAACAATGCCGTGTCTGCGTTGGATATGACGCAGGACCTAGCCAAGGCCTGGTGGACTGACAAATTCGCCAACGCCTCGGACTGGGTTCCAACGGCAAGTCAGCGGGACTAAACCCGCGGCATTGGGGGCAGAAGTTGCAATACGGTGTTCGTGCAACTTCAGAGACGCTACCCCCTCTGCCAGACACCTTGCGAATTGGAGCAAGTGTTGTTGAACGCAATCCTGGGGTGATGAACTTCCGACCCGTGTCGGCGTCATTGCCCATCTGCATGCGTGGCCATGTGCTGCCCAAGCTGGACCCGGTCCACCCGCCTACGGTGGCTCTGGGGTTCAAGAAGCGCGTCGTCAACCCGATTCCAGTCGAGTTTGACGTCGCACTGATTGGTGAGTTCAAGAAATTTGTCCAGTCCCGAGTCGTGGAAATGTTCGTCCCCTTAGACCAAGAGTCAGACACCAGTGTCGCCTCATGGTTGGAAGGGGCGAACTATCCGGCTTGGAGGAAGGACGAACTGCTTGGGCTCGATCCGGCTGAGGTGGCTGATTGGAGGTCGCATGGGTATTGCAAGTCCTTCATTAAGGACGAGTTTTATCCTGAGATCAAACACGCACGCACGATCAACCCGCGAGACGACTTCTTCAAGGTGTTCTCGGGTCCGATTTTCCACCTCATTGAAACTGAGGTGTTCAAGAGGCCCGAGTTCATTAAGAAGGTGCCGATCTCAGACAGGGCTTCTTATATCAAGGAGCATGTTTATGCGGAAGGTGCACGTTACATATGCACCGACTACACCTCCTTCGAATCAAGCTTTACGCGGGATATCATGGACGCGTGCGAGATGGTACTATATGAGTACATGTCTAGCGCGCTCCCATGTGGTCCCGAGTGGTTCGAGGGAGTTAGGGTCACATTGACAGGCGAACAGCGGTTGAGGCACCGTTTCGTTACTGTCAAGACACCTGCCGGGAGGTGTTCAGGCGATATGTGCACGTCATTGGGCAATGGATTTACGAATCTAATGCTAATGATGTTTGCTGCACATAAGCTAAATCTCGGCACCCTTCACGGGGTCTTTGAGGGGGATGATGGTCTTTGTCGTTTCTCCTCGGGAAGGGAACCCTATTCTGGGTTCTTCTCTCGTCTCGGCTTCTCAGTTAAGATGGTAGTTGAGACTTCGATCAGTAGGGCGTCATTCTGTGGCATGTTGTTCGATCCGGACAGCTGCCAGCAGATTGGCAACCCTAGAACGTTCTTGGCCACATTCGGATGGACCTCCATTAGGTACGCTGGATGTTCTCGAGCCAAGGCGCTTGCTCTGGTCAGGTCGAAGGCACTATCAGCGGCCCATCAGTGGGTTGGATGTCCCATAATAGGGGAATTCGCTCACCGGGTCATAGCTCTGACGCATGGGGTGGACACGTCATGGATCGCTGACAGTAGAAATACTAGTTGGTGGGACAGACAACGTTTGCTCCAATGTGTCGGGACTATTCCGAAGGCGTTGCCCACATGGCAAACGAGAAACCTTTTCGCTGAAGTTTACGGTATTTCAATCGACGATCAATTGCGGTTGGAGAGTGAGCTTTCTAAGATAGAGATGGGAGAATTTTCCGTGCATGTCCCCGACATGCCGGATTTGTGGGGTCGAATAGAGGATGACTACGTTGTTGGAATGATTGCGGATCGCAAGCAACCATTCCACGGCGCTAGGATCAGATCCTAATCTTTCGACTTCGATTGGTAGACGGAGGCCCACGCCTTGAAAGGCCAGAAGTCCTAGCGGACAGCCCTGGTTCCACGTCTCGGGCACGCATAGCAGAGGGTGCGGGTTGGAAATGCCAACCTCTCCCAAATCACCGAACAACACTAAGG